TTACTGGAGTAACGTTAACTGCTAGAGGTGCATTGATTTACAATACATCTGCTACTGTAACTGATGCAGCGGTTGCTGTATTAGATTTTGGTGCAGACAAAACTGCAACTTCTGGTACGTTTACAATCCAGTTTCCAGCAGCAACATCAACAGCAGCGATCCTAAGAATCTCTGGATAATAGCATAGGAGGTACTTTCCTATGTCTAATACCTGGGGCCAACAAACTTGGGGCTTTAATCAATGGAATGATTTAGTAAATGTAAATTTTTCCGTTACAGGGATTCCTATATCTGCAAACTTGGGTGAAGAAACTACAGCTGGAGAAATAAACGAAGGCTGGGGTAGACTTACTTGGGGTGAAAATGCATGGGGTGCTGCAGGCACATTAATTGCAAACGGTAATTCTTTATCTTCAAATTTAAATTCAGTTACTGTAAATGCAGAAGTAAACATTGGATGGGGCTCTGATACCTGGGGCACTGAGACTTGGGGTCAATCAGGTTTATTAGTTGATGTAACTGGAATTGGTTTAACAGCCACATTAGATTCTGTTACAACAAAATCAGATGTTGATGATCTTACTGTAACAGGTGATGAATTAACAATCACTCAAGGTGCTACTGAAGGTGGCACAACAGTTGATGTAGATGTAACTGGTCAACCAATGACTGCAACGCTTCAATATCAAGAAGCAGTTGTAGATGTAACAGGTGAAGAATTAACAGCTAACGATGGTTCAGCTGAACTCGATGCAAATACTATAGTTGAAGTATCAGCAACTTCTGCTGCTACTTGGAATGGTAATTATGCATGGGGCTTTGGTGTATATGGTAATCAGCAAGTAACTACGCTTGGCATGTCTATGCAGGAAGGAAACGTGGATCCTGCTCCAGATGTTGCATTAACTGGTAATGCAATGGCCATGGTTCAGGGTGAAGAAACTGTTACTGGAGATGCTAATGTAACAGTTACTGGTCAAGCCATGACAATAGCTGATGGAACAGCTGAATTAGACGCAAATACTATAGCTGCTGTTACTGGTCAAGAATTGACTATGCAGGAAGGTGATGAAACAGCCGCTGGAAATGCATTGGTAACTTTAACAGGAAATGCCTTGACAATGGACGAGGGAAGCCTTAAAACATTAATCTGGAACCAAGTAAATACAGGAACAGCGCCTACTTGGAGACCAGTTGACACCGCTGCTTAAATTTAGTAATATTTAAAAATTGGAGATAAAAAATTATGGCAAACTCAACTTCTGCTAATTTAAAATTAACAGTTCAAGCTACTGGTGAAAACTCAGGAACTTGGGGACAAATTACAAACACAAACTTATTAGTTTTAGAACAAGCAATCGGTGGTTATTCTGCAATTACAGTTAACGCAACTACTGGTGCAACTTTAACTTTTTCAAATGGCGCTCCATCAAATGGTAAAGATGCCGTAATTAAATTAACAGGAACAATCACTGGAAACATTGATGTAATAATTCCTGATTCAGTTGAAAAAACTTACATAATTCAAAACGGAACAACAGGAGCTTTTACTGTAACTGTTAAAACTACTTCTGGTTCAGGTGTAACTTGGGGTACAACAGACAAAGGTACTAAAATGGTTTACTCTGATGGTACTGATGTTGTTGATACAGCTTTCACAGATTTATCTTCAGACATCACTCCACAATTATCTGGAGTACTAGATACAAATGGAAATGATATCATCATTGATGATGCAGGTGCAATTGAAGATGATTCAAATAATCCATATTTAAGATTTCAAAAAACAGCTTCAGCTGTAAACTACTTTGATGTAACTAACCAAGCAACTGGTTCTTCTCCATCAATAGCTGCAGTTGGTGGTGATACTAATTTAGATTTTCTTTTAAGTCCAAAAGGTATTGGAAGAGTTACATTAAATGGTAATGGTAAAATTCAAGGTCTTGCAGAAAAAGTAAATGTTAATGGTACATATACTTCTAACATTAACTTTGACACAAATACTCAAGCAGTTCAATTAGACACTGCAGCAGCTAATGCAAACTTTACAGTTAATTTAAGAGGTGATGGTTCAAACTCTTTAGATGCGTCTTTAGATGTAGGTGAATCAATTACAGTTGCATACATTTCAAAACAAAATGCAACAGCTTATTACAATACTACAGTACAAGTAGATGGAACTACAGTAACTCCAGTATGGCAAGGTGGATCTGCGCCAACTGGTGGTAATACAACTTCAAATGATGTGTACACTTACACAGCTATTAAAACTGGTGGTTCAGTATTTACTGTACTTGCGGCGCAAACACAATTTGCATAATAGGAGGATAGAAAGATGCCAATTATAGGTTCAATTGGAGCAGGATCCGCAGGAGGATTTGGACAACGAAAAGGTGGTAGGGTAGTATCATATCCTTACAGTCTTGAAATGTTGGTTGTCGCAGGCGGAGGCTCTGGAGGAAGTCAAAGAGGTGGTGGAGCAGGAGCAGGAGGTCTTAGAACTTCTACTCAAACCATTAATGAATCAAACGAATTCACAATTACAGTTGGAGGAGGTGCAGGTGGTACTTCTTCAAAAGGTAATAATTCTCAAATTAGTGGTACAGGTTTATCAACCATACAATCAACAGGTGGAGGTTTTGGTAAACAAGACACAGGTAGTAATGACAATGGTGGTCCTGGAGGTTCGGGAGGAGGAGCTGCTGGTAATAATATAGGTGGTTCTGGAGGCTCAGGAAACCAAGGAGGTTATACTCCATCTGAAGGTTCACCCGGAGGTACTAAAAACACTGGTCAACCTTATGCTCCAGGTGGAGGTGGTGGTCACTCTCAATCTGGTGGTAATGGAGGCGGTGGCGGTGGAGCAGGTGGTAATGGTTCAGCAGAATCAATCACAGGTTCTTCAGTGACTTATGCCGGTGGCGGCGGAGGCGGAAGAACAGAATATACAACTATTGGCGGCGGCGGTGGCACTGGCGGAGGTGGTGATGGTCAAATTGATAGTACACCAGCAGAAGACGGAACTGATGGACTCGGCGGCGGAGGCGGCGGAGGAAACGAAGGTGATAATGGAGTTGGCGGAGACGGAGTTATAATTTTAAAAATTCCACCTACTGGTTATTCAGGTAATCATACTGGGGATCCAACGGTTTCAATTGATGGTTCAGGTAATTACATTTTAACATTTAATGGTTCAGGGAGTTACACAGCATAATGGCACATTTTGCAAAATTAGATTCCGAAAATAAAGTCATTGAATGTGTTAAAGTTAATGATTCTCAAACAATGATAGATGGAGTTATTAATGAAGATAAGGGTATAAGTTTTTTAAGAAAAATTTATAAAGATCCAAATTCTACTTGGGTCAGATATAATAAATCTATGAAACAAGGTGTTAATATTAAAGGCGGTGAAAATCTAAGAAAAAACGCTGCAATATTAGATGGTGGTTATTATGATCCATCAAAAGATGCATTTGTTCCTCCAAAAGCAAAGAATCCTGATAGTACAGAATGTACTACATTAATTTTTAATGAAGATAAATGTTTTTGGGACTATCCGACTCCAAGACCACCTGAAACTAATGGTGAAATTTGGGATTATAGTGATATTAATGGATGGATACGTTTAGACACCAGAGCTGAAGGATCTGTTTGGGAATATGATTCTGTCAATGGATGGGTAGATAAAACTCCAGCTTAATTATTTAAATTGTTTTCCTGAAACCCAAGCGACTAAAGAATTTCTTTCACCTTTTGTAACAGGTGTTACTTCATGTAATGTATAACTTGGAAAAACAATTAATGTTCCTTGTTCTCTTAACATTTTTACCGGATCATTATTATAATATAAATTTAAATCTCCACCTTCATAATCTTTAGATTTATTTAATTGAACAGAAACCGAAAGTTTTCTAATATTAAAATTATACATTCGATCAACATGTTTATCGTAACGACTATTTTTTATTTTACTTGAATAATTAGTAAATTGTAATGCTTCTAAAAAACCATCTAAATCAAATTTAAAAAAATCATTATTTAAACCAATGACTAAATTAGTTAATTTTCTATATATCCAAGAATTTTCTTCTGTAGGAAAAAACCATTGAATTCTACTTTCTCTAAATTTTTTTGTTTGTTTTGCTTTAACTGTTTCTGCTTTTTTTAAATTTTTCTTACCTAATTTTATTATTTTTTTGCACTCTTCTTCAGAAAATGCTTTTTCATAAAAAGCATAGTCATGAATTTGATCTAATTTAAATTGCCAACAGTTCATATTAAAAATAATTAAAATTTATATTAAATCTTGCTTTTTTATCACTGCAAGTAGAACTTGCATGCAATTTACTTGCATCAAATAATAACATTCTATTTTCAACAGAATTTATTTTAGTTCCATCTTCTAAAGTAGTGAATCCATTACAAGTGTTTATAGAAAATAATGCAGCTTTGTGTTTAAAATTCATATCTATATGTTTTTTATTTACACTTATTTTTGATGTATGAGGATATAAATTAACTTTAATTCTCATCAAAGCCTTCATTTTTAATCTATGAAAAAATAAATCTTTCATAAATTTATAGTGATTACTATTTTGTTCATCAACATATATAACATGAGTAAAATAAAAAGATGTATCCTTTAAACTGTGTAAATGATTAATTTGATTTTGAAAAAACCAAGGAAAATTATGATGAAATATAGTATCTTTTAATTTAATAAAATCTTCTTTAGGAAGAAAATTATCTATTACTTCATATTTTGATTTCATGCTGTCTTGTTTTTTAAATAAATATATAGTATATCAAGGCAAAATGCAAGAAAGTTTCATAGGCTTATATCAAATAGATAAAAAACTTTGTAAAAAGTTAATAAAGTATCATAATAAAAATTCTGAGTATAAAGAAAAAGGTTTTGCATATTCACCTAAAACAAAAAGTACAATAATTGATAAAAATATAAAAGATTCAATTGATGTAACTTTTTACAACATGTCTAATGATAAAAATATAAAAAATTATTTTTTAGAATTAAGTAAATGTGTGCAACATTATACGGATAAATTTAAAATAGGACCTGTAAAAACATATAATTCTAATTTAATACAATATTATCCTCCCGGTGGAGGATTTAAAATTTGGCATAATGAAAGATCTATTGGATACTCAAATGGAAACTTTATCGCACAGAGAGGTTTAGTTTATATGACTTATTTAAATGATGTCACTGATAAAGGCGAAACAGAGTTTTTATATCAAAGATTAAAAATTAAACCTGAAATTGGAAAAACATTAATTTGGCCAACTGATTTTACACACACTCACAGGGGTATACCTTCTCCAACACAAGAAAAGTATATTGTGACTGGTTGGTTTTTATTACTATAAATATGAATTCAATAATAGAAAGATTTTCTAAATATTTAGAAAACATAGAATACCCTAAAGATAAATGTTTTTGGAATATAAAAGGTAGAATAAAAAATTCTAATAGTATTTATAAATTTGACGTTAGAAATATGTTTAAAATAAATGAAAAACAAATAGGTCAAAAATTTAGAATTGATACAAAAGCAGATAAGATGGTATTAGAAACTAAAAATGAGTGGATTATTTTAGATTTAAAAGAACTAGTTGAATATGGTAAAAAAAATAAGCTAAAAAAGGTTTATCTAGATGATTTGCTATCTAAGCTAGAATGGAATATAGTACTACCAAAATAATAAAAAGCATATATAATGAGGTGCTATGCTTCAAAAACTACAATTTAAACCCGGTTTTAATAAACAAATAACACAATCAGGAGCTGAGTCTCAATGGACTGATGGTGATTTTGTTAGATTTAGATATGGACTACCTGAAAAGATAGGAGGCTGGTCACAACTTACTACAGATAATTTAACAATACCTGGTGCTGCTAGAGCTCAACATACATGGACATCTTTAGCAGGAGAAAAGTATGCAGCAATCGGCACATCACAGGGTTTGTTTTTATATTATGGTGAAGACTTTTTTGATATTACTCCGCTTGATACAGCAATCACTGGAGCAACATTTAGTTCAACAACAGGTTCTGCAACAGTAACTGTTAATAAAACTTCTCATGGATTAACTGCAGGAAGATATGTAAAATTTTCTTCTGTGTCTTTACCCGGTGGTGGAGAAACAAATTTCACGACAGCACAATTTGAAAATAATACTTTTGAAATATCTAATGTTACAACTAATACATTTGATATTATGATGCCAGCAAATGAAGGTGGTACTGGTATGTCTACACAAGGTTCAGCACAAATAGATCCTTATGTAGTTGTGGGTCCAACATTTCAAACTGCAGGTTATGGATGGGGCACAGATACCTGGAATGTGTCAACATGGGGCACTGAAAGAACAACTAGTAACGTGATTCTGGATCCAGGCCTTTGGAGTCTTGATAATTTTGGTCAAATATTAATTGCAACTATTCATAATGGTAAAACATATACTTGGGATGCAGGAGCAGCAACACCTAGAGCAAACAGAGCAACACTCATGTCAGGTGCACCAACTGCATCAAGGTTAACCTTAGTATCCGATAGAGATAGACATTTATTTCATTTTGGAACTGAGACAACAATTGGAACTTCATCAACACAAGATCCAATGTTTATAAGATTTTCTAATCAAGAGGATTATAATACTTATCAACCAACCGCTACTAATACCGCAGGTACTTTTAGGTTAGATACAGGTAATATGATTGTGGCTGCTATTCAAGGTAAAGATTATGTTTTTGTATTAACAGATAGTGCAGCATACGTAATTCAATTTGTAGGACCACCATTTACTTTTTCAGTTAGACAAGTTGGAACGAACTGTGGATGTATTGGACAGAATGCAGTTAGTTATTCTAATGGTGCAATATTTTGGATGTCAGGTGAAGGTGGATTTTTTGTTTACGACGGTACAGTTAAAGCATTACCATGTTTAGTAGAAGACTTTGTGTTTACAACTACAGGAGACAATTTAGGTATTAACTATAATGCATCACAAATTATCTATGGTGAACACAATACTTTATATAATGAAGTAACTTGGTTCTATCCAAAAGCAGGATCAGAACAAATTGATAGATGTGTTACTTATAACTATGGAGAAAATTGTTGGACAACCGGATCATTAGCCAGATCATCTTATGCAGATACAGGTGTATTTGATGTGCCTTATGCTACACAATATAATTCAACGACTACTCCTAATTTTGCAATACAAGGAATTACAAATACTTATGGAGCATCAACTTATTATGCTCATGAAACCGGAACCGATCAAATCAATTCATCAGGCACCACTTCTATTAATGCATTTATACAATCAGGTGATTTTGATATTGCTGCAAGACGTGGTTTAACAGGTCAAACTACAGGTATAGCTGATTTTAGAGGTGATGGTGAATTTATTATGTCTATGAAACGTTTTGTACCAGACTTTCAAGTATTAACAGGTAATTCAAAAATAACCTTATTACTAAATGATTATCCAAGTAACACAGCATCAAGTTCACCTCTTGGCCCCTTTACAATTACATCATCTACTGATAAAGTGGATACTAGAGCAAGAG